TGCATAACAAATGCTTTAACATTGTCACCAAGGAAATATTTTGTCAGAGTTGGGATTTCTGTACTAATGGTATTCATGGCCTGATCTGTAAGTTTATCAATAACATCACTTACCTCTTTATCAGTCACAACACCATCAGCAAGTGCTTTTGTTGATTCTTGACTCATGGTAATCAGAGCATTTTCACTGAGAACAGAAATAACCATTTTCATTTTTTCAATGGCATCAAAGATACGAGCAGATACCTTTTCTGCATTGTACTTTGCAGCCAGATTCTTCAGAAGGCCAATGAAATACAGTGCAGCCACGGTCGAAAGACCAAGGCCAAGAAACAAACCAACAAGCTTGAGAATGTTCACAAAATTTTCCATCGTATAAAACTCCTTTTATTTAAAGAATTCCTTGTAAAAAGAAATTTCTTTTTCCAAACTATCATCAGGTGAAATCTTTGAAAATCCACCATTTTCAAATATCTCTACAAATTTATCATTTGTATAATCACCCAACGGAATGACAGGAATTCCAAGTTCCTCACCGGCGATTCCGCGAGTATCAACACGAATAAGAACCACTTTACCACCAATCCCATGAACAGGCAAGCCAAAGTGGAGTCTTGTTGTTACGCAGTAATAAATGTGTTTGTAATAGTCAATTATATCAAGAGCATTATCAACATGCACAATGTGATTACCAAACCATTCTTTAAGAAGTTCAAGATCGTCTTTCTTAACTTGTGCAAAATACAAACAAGGCTTTCTAGTTTTTATCTCAAGAAATTCTTTAGTTTTCTTGAATTCTTCTACAAGTTGTTCTCTATCTGGTCTGTTTTCGAAATAAGACGCTGTTAAACAAATAGCATTTATTGTTTTGTCGCTCTTTTCAACTCCACGAAAACGGCAAGCAAATGTACCAGAACATGGTAATAGTGTGGATTCCACACCATTGCTTTCAAGAAATACCTGTGCCATTTTATCACGAGTTGTAATAAGTTTTACATTCAATAGACTCTTGTGAAGCACTTCTTTTGTATATTCTGATGTGTTTAAATGGGCTGCAAATTCTTCTGGTGTCATTGTTTCCGAAGGATAACCACCACCACCAGCAAGCATCAGAACCGGAACATTCAGAGCATTGATGTCATCCCAGATTTCATCATCATAATAGAATTTCCAGTCATCAAGATTATTGTATTGTGGCATACCACCATATACAATATAATCACAGGTTTTCATCAATGACAATTCTTCTGGTGTCAGTGGTTTAAAACGACTGATCAGATGCCATTCAATAGGTTCTGGAATGGCCTTTTCGAGAATATGTTGTAAACCAAAACGAATAAATACATCGCCAACATTTATGTGGCCAGTATAATCTTCGATTAAGTTTGTAAGAAGTGCAATTTTCATTAATCGGCCCTCTTAATACTGTTATACAATTCTCTACTCATTGTGAGTTTTGGGATATATTTCTTTGTATCATATCCTTCACCAATATCCGTTCCTGTTGCATCCCAAACAATTCCAGTTTTTTCTTCAAAGTCTTTTAAATCAAGGGTAATGTTGTGCCAACTATCAAACATTTGTTCAAATGGAACAGTATTATCTCCCCACTGTATCGACGAAACAGCAACATATAGACGACTGTTATCATATTTATGCAATAATTGAATATAAACAATTTCTTCCATTAGAAAGCACCTTCAATTAAGTTTGTCAGAAGTGTGATTTTCATATCATTCTTTTCTGTTGTTTTTTAATTCTACATTACCAACAACCATATCCAGTTTGACACCAATGAACTCTATCTTTGCTGTAACAAAATCTGTGTCACAATCTTGTTTACCAATTTCAATAGATAGAACATTTGGCATTAGTTTATCATCAATGAAAACTTTTGTATCATATCCAACACCTGTTTCATTAACAATTCTAACTTTACATTTATTAGCCAATTCTGGCATGGTCAATATTTTTTTATCTTCCATGATTAAAACTGCACTTTCAATTCACCAGTCAGGAACATATGTCGTTCTGCCTGTCTACGTCTTACAAGACCATTATTAACTTCTTTCTTTTTTGTCTGTGGATTTGTTATTTTATTCCATAAAAGGAACTGTTCAGCAGCACCATCGTAATCTTTTGTATTAAGCTTTTTAAGCAAGGTTGATGTGGCGAAAGCACCAGCACCAACATTAAATGAGAATGATACAAGTGCATCAAACTGATGTTGTTTCAATGTAACTGTGACACTTCTTAATACAGCTTTTTCAAATCTGACCATATCTTCTTTCAGAAGCTTGTCAATATCTGCATCTGAAATTCTCATACCTTTTGGAGAAGGCTGACCAAGAGTTTCACCAGTATGCCCATATCCAATAGTCCATTTACCAGCAGGACACAGATAACCTTCATAGTGTTTACCTTCAAATGACTTTACAAGTGAAAGTCCATTTTCACTGATATTTATTGGCTGTTTCTGTTCTGCCGGAACTTCGTCTGTATAACCACATTTTGGGCATTTCATAGTTTAAAAACTCCTAATAATCGTATTTACCAGCCTTTTTGGAATCAACACTTTCAATCCCATAGCTTGCATCTAATTTAACTATATCATTACACAACCTAGAATAGCAATCAGAACAAAGTTGTTGAATTGTTTTGTGCTCTTGATTCTTTGGGTCACGCCTTACTGTAATAAACGGCTTTTTAGAATGACAACACTCGCAGAAATCCTCAAAACACTCAAGACATAAACGAGTTGCACCAGCAACTATTTCATATGGATTATCACACAATTCACATTTATGATCTTTTTTTGGTATCTCAATATATTGTTTAAAGTCAGGATTTTTGTTCCTGACTTCTGGTGGTCTTTTTGTCATCAGTAGAAGAACCTACTTTCAGGGTTTTATGGGAATGTTCAAAAGATATCCAATTACCATTGCAACAACAAGAGCCATTACTTTGAATATATATGGGTTTAATCCGAGTAGAAATGCACCAGCATCATTCTGATTTTGATTTTGTTTCTTTTGATCTTCAATAATCTGATGTGAAATACAGTTTTTCTGTATTGACTGAACGCTATTGGTAAGATTTTCAAGGTTCTTATTTATGTTATTGAAGTTCTGAGCATTGAAATCTTTTACATCAGCAATCTTTTCTTGAAGATTGTCCAGCAAAATCTTCTGTTCTGCCTGTGTTTTAATCAGTGCTACAAATTCTCCGTCGAATTTGAAATGGTCATCTTTGTGTCCGGTTGGTGGTGTCATGATAAATGCTCACTTTCTGAAAATCTTTAAGATAATGTTGACAATGGATGAATACAATTTGGAATACCAAGGATTAGAGATTGGTTTAGGACTTTCACTAATTGTATAAACACATTGTGGCGTGGCATAAGTGAGCATTTTGGAGAAAATATCAAAGGGAAAACTTTTAATACTACCATCCAGCCACCAAACAACAACCTGCCGACTTTCTGTGTGTACACTATGAAGAACACACCAATGTTGATTGATCATGGCAAACAACAATGTGAGAAATGGAGAATAGTTTGGAACGTGATGAACAAGAAGAATCGTTTTGTTATTTGCTAATTTACCTGTGAAAAGCTGTTCTGCAATTGGCTCAATTAAACTATATTTAAGATTTTTTTCTGGAAATGCTTTTAAGTATTCTGTTATTACACGTTCATGTTCAGCAGGATTATCATCTAAATCCACATCATCATATTCCATGATTGCCTTTAAATCGTTGTATACTTGTTCATAAGGCACATTAAGAATATGTGAAAGCGAAAAAGACATGGCCGTTAAGCCACAATCTTTCTTGGTTTTCATTTTCGGTGGAATTAACATAGAATTACCTAAAAGGTTGAATTACTTGCCACTTTTGATTATAACACAAATGGCAAGTAATTCAATAAGTTTGTCTGGATTTTATTTCAAATCTTCAGGATTTCCCGGCTCAATCTTGGAAGCTTTTTCCTGCTTTTTGAGCATCTTTTCAAACTCGCTCATTTTGCTGGTTTCGTTGGTTTCAATGAACTTTTTAACAACGGCTTCTGCGTCGAATTTCATACATTTACCACCAACAACACAGCGCCACGGCTGACCATTACCACCAAAGTCAAACATGAACGTGTTTGGTCTGTTGCAATGCAGGAATGAACAGGATTCCTTGTTGACCATGTTCACATTTGTTGGATAACCAAGGGTCTTTGGATTGGTACCACCCCAGAGAACAACAGCGTTCTTTTTACCAAGAGCAGCCCAAGCATGTTGAGCAAAACTGTCGATAAAAATACCATATTGACATCTATCCAACAATGAAAAGATGTATCTTGGATTCATGGGGTCTTTATCCGACAGGCGCAG